CTCGATGGAATTTATAACTTCTGTGGCTGACCTGCCTCTATAGATATCTTCTTTAACAGGCACAGGGCCGTTGTCGTTATCATAAAATCTTACCAAGTAATCGTTTTTTAGTGATTCGCTCATTTCTTCTAACCTCTGTTTGTTTTGATTAAATTTGCTGAAGGCTAGCATTGCCTTCTCAAGATCTGCGGCGGAGCTTCTCAATCTGAAAGCCTTCGCTAACGCAGCTGTATCTATGCCTTTTCGTTTCATTATAGTCTCCTCTTTCAATTAAAAACCCCTCAATTAAGAGGGGCTACCATTATGATAACTGAAGAAATCATACCACCCAAGTACAGCGTCTCTGATGAGATTTCTGCCTATAAAGGAGAAAGGCATTGGTGGTATTAATATTCAGTCTAATTACACCAAAGTGTAACGCGGGTGGAGAGTAAGCCCACCCTAGCAGAAAAGGTCTGCTAACCTATAATGTTCAAAAATAAAACCACTCTAGTCAAATCAAAGGGACACCCTACGGCTAGACAGTAGGCAGTGATCTTCAAATAGACATCGAGTGGTTTTATAGTACTTTAAGCTAGACCGACCTTGTCGGTTATGCTCATTTAGCTAATTAATTAGCTTTTGTCAGCCTTTGCTTCTTCAGCTTCTGGAGCTTCTGTAGCTTCTTCAACTGATTTTGTAGCGGCTGCTTTCTTGGCACGGTTTTCTGCACGACGAGCTTCTTGCTCTTCTTTAGACAAGTTACGGAACTCGGCAAGAGCATCTAAAGCTTTCTGAGAAACTTTACGCTTAGGCTTGCCTGCATTGAAAGCTTCTTCCAATTCAGCTTTAGTAGCAAGCAACCAATCAGCTAGTTCTTCGTTACCTTCGCATAGCTCAACAAAAGCTGTTTTAAGGGCTTCAGCTGAGTCCGTGTCACGGGTTACTTTAGGCCAGCGGAATGATGTGATAATGCTATCACGGTTATCTGCTAAGAAACCTTCGGTAACTTCATCTAACGCTTTAACCAATGCTTTACGCTCAGCTTTTGATACACGTCTGATTTGACCTGCTTTATACGTGCTAAGAATTGCATCGCGATTTTCTAACAACCACTTCGAACTTGCTTCGTCAGAAGTTAGTACTGTCAAAGCTTCTAAGACAACCGGTGTACGCAAAAATTCTTCTGCGTCTGCTTTAGTTGCGAAAAATTGACCTTCTACTACGAAACCTTTTTTTAATTCAGACATGTTATATTCCTGTATGTTGTGATTCATTATTGAATCTTTTTAATGTAATACCATAGGCCATTATTTGCCTATGGCAATTTCCCAATCTAACTGAGATGTGATACCGCTAATTCGACTTCCCTTTCAGGGTTAATTTAACGGGTTAAACACGCCTAGGCACGCTGAGAGAGCGAAACCCTGAGGCGTTTTGAGAGAGCCGTGGTGAAGCTCACTTCGCTGGCGAAAAACATCCTGTCTGCCAACTGTGCCCCAAACGGGGCTAGTTCGGGTGACGTTCGGTCTCTTCGAGACACTTAGGCATAACTTTCCCAAGCGCTTCTAAAGTTACACCCACGCTATCTGTAAAGGTAGACGTGGTGTTTGGATCAAAAGCCATCAGAATAAGCCGCTTAGGATTGACGCTTGCCGGCATCCTGTAACAAAGAAGACTTCCTTCTACCTTCCATTGTCTTGATATCCTTCCAGACTTAACAAAGTTGGGATCAGATATCCTTGATCTCTTCTTTACAATAGACATTACTCTTTCGGAATTTCTTTCCAGCCGAGAACGGACAGATCCGCTCGCTGCAGCTATGGATATGATATCATCTTCAGTGAAATAACCGCTTTCACCATATCCTGTGGAGGCGATTCTAGGCGTTGTATCCACAAGTTTGTCGTATTCTGCTTGAACCTCTTTAGGTCTTCCCACTAATTTTTCCCAAATGTTTCTAAAAAAGCTTGTCATAATTTTTCCTGTATTATATTAATCGAATAGTTCTGGTGTCATTTTTTCAAAAACTCTTTCTAGAAATAAAGAATAATCTAGAGGAGCATCTTCTTGCATATCATCGTAGTCACCCAAGATATTACCAAGAAATTGCGTATCGATACCGTTTAGCTGTTCCTTGAGATCACCATAGGTTTCTAGCTCAAGACGCATTATAGATATTCCGATATGCATTATGGTACTACCTGGGAGTCGATAGCCTTTTGCTTCATACTTCTTTGTTCTGTACATTGCGCACAGGGGGTATCTAGACCCGCCGAGGTATACTAATCTTCTTCTGGCTATGTCCTCCAAGAATCTGGTTCCTAGAACGAAACCCCCTTTAGGCATAGCATGGTTGTCTTCACAAGCTGTGAAACCTAGATTGAAATCATAAGCTCCCTGAGTTATTGTGAAATCGAAAGTGTCAAATATTTCAGAAGGCGGTCCCATAAATCTTGTTATGATTTGAATGGTCCATACCTTTCTAGAGTTGACGCTCTTGCGCTTATATGTCATTGCATTTCTCGAGATGCAAACTTCTTCGTATCCACGCGTTAGAATAGCCTTTCGTAACTTATCAGCACCAGCTTCGTCTCTTACATAGAAGTCGAGGTCATTGATCTTCATACCTGAATAAATGCTTGTTATCGCACCTCCGCACAGCATTGTGCCAGCTTCAGCAAAGTCGCGTTTAAGATCCTGAAGACTAAACTCATAGTCTTCTCCGAAGCCGTCTCCGAAGAAACGAGACAATGCGCTATCAAGTCTTAAGTATTCAGGTGTTAATGACGTAGTCATTTATGCTCCTTTCATTTGTTCTTTTATATTTTGTTTAGATTCTTTAGCTCGCTCGACAGCTTCTGGATCTCTCGAAGTGCGGATTACTGAATCTAATATATCTACATTAGATTTCATCATCTGTAGCTTAGTAGGTGTCAGCACCCTCATGGCATACGCAACCGATGTATCTACTTTACGGGCTATCGAAAGGTTAGGTCGCACTCTCTTAACTTCTGTGAACTGTATACCCATCACATATGCTCCATGTTGCGCCATCCAACGAATCTCGGAAACCTCGGCTTGTCTTTAGCGCCATGCAAGAAATGTCTGAATGTTATATGTTGTCCTAAAAAGGCATCTTGGTTTTTCCATATGACCTTCCTATCAGCATGCGAGAGCGTTCCACATGATACTTCTAGATCCATATCATTGTAGCTCACAATCAGCTTCCCTAGAGTACCAGCTGGTGTTAGACCGTCTTTCTTAGTTGAACGCGAGGATCCGCCTACTTCATTTACAAAAATAGGATTGTTGTTGGTTTGCTGCTCGATGAACCCAATAACTTCAGCCTCATCATCTTGAAACCGCTTCAACTTTATAAGATGCCCTTGCAGCATCGTAGATCGGCCATGTTTATAAACCCCTTCAGGATCCCTTAGCATGATACCTTCAAACCCCTTCTCAAGCATCTCTTCTTCGTAAGCTATAAGCTCTTCATATGTTTCAACGAGGCTATGCTCAACAAATTCAACCTTGAGACCTGGGTGCTTAAGATTAGCTGCTCTCACGTCTCGTTCCGCTATCTGAATACGAGTCTTAAAAGGAGTATTAGCGAACTCAGGGTCCGCCACATCAAATACATAGTAAGTAATATCATCCGTAGGTTTGTTGATTGACATGATAACACTTTGCGTTCGATTGTAAACATCATGGTCAGTAACTTCACCTGCTATGAATTCACCATCAAGCCCACGCAGGTTGAAAGCAAACTCCCCCAAATTGATGTTAGGGAGTTCTTTATTGGTACGCGAGCTGCATATGTCTTTGCGCATAACGGCACGTATTCCATCCAGTTTTGGTGATACCATTAGTGGATACTTCAATAAGTCGAAGAATTTAGGGTTTCTTAAAGGGTCGTCATTTGGGGCAAGTAAAGGTTTAAACATATTCTTCTCCTATTAATTCGGTTAGTATTTCAAGTACTTCTCTTTTCCTTGGGTTTTGGTTTCCTTCATCAAGGTGTTTCCATTTTCCTTTTTCAAAAACGACATAAGCGCGATCAGCCACCTCACCATCCTCTCTCCATATGGAAAAACAGAACCCAGGTGATTGAGGGTGGAAACACCCCATTAGAGGCGAATCTTCAAGCAACTTTTGCAGCATATTGTCAATGTGGGTCAGACCTCTCTTTACCTGTATTCCGTTAAACTCTATGTCCTTTATGAGGTCTTCTGCTGATACATTACCCTTCGATTTTTGTGAACTCATTACGCGCCCCTCCCATGATTTCTGTTAGCTCTTCTTCCGTTATACGTGTATTACTCTCTGTTAACACAGAGTTAGACCATCTGTTCCAGGTTTCAGTGTTAAGAATAAGCACTCTTTCAGCATCCACCCGAGCTATTACATATACCACAGGCTTGTAGTCTTTTGAAGGCCAGTTTTTGTTCTCCCATTTGAACTTGTCACCAACTTTATAAAATTCTTCGTTGCTCTCACTATCTCCATTCATTTTGTTTTCCTCAATTAAAAGGCCCTCCGTTACAGAGGGCCGTAGGTGCTATCGTACAGGGCAAGCACCGCTTGCACATTCATCTTCTAACCCTAAGCTTGTAAGGTCAGCAATAGCTGTTATGGTGCTGGTAGATTTAGTCATTTCATTGTATAATTCCTCCGTAATTTCTTCAAAAGGCGCTTGGTCGAAACCGTGCTCGTTGTGTAGCAAGAATGATAAAGACTTGTGTGTCTTGGCATAGTTTTCTTTAAGATACTGTTTTATTTCAGGTATCTCTTCTTTCCGATAGTAGACTGTACAGCTGACGCTATTATCTGACCAAACTTTCTGCATCTGCTTAACAGTTTTCAGCTGTTTTATGGCTGTCATGTCTTTGGCAAGAATAGTCCCTTCAGGGTATCTGAAAGGAAAAGATACAACGTATGTATTGTAATCTTCGCTACCATCTAATCTTCTTTGGAATTCCATTTCATATCCATGCTCTTTACATGTGGCAATAAGAGGATGCTCCGCCGATACACATATACGACGTATCATATACTGTGAGTACCCTGGATGAACACCCGGAGTAACACCTGGCAACAATGATAGAGTGCCTGAAGGCTTTACTGTCGTAAGCTTTATTGATCTTTCAAAGCCTTTCAGCTCAGAGTAGCGGTTGTCAAAGTCACGAAGATAGCGATAACCTTCATCCAACCAACTAAGCTGCTCTTCAGATGCTTGCATGATACCTGTCATACCTATTCCCATTCGCATATTCTTATGGACAATAGCGGCAGTCTCAGGATGATGTGCAGGCAGTGTAAGAGAGTGCTTATTTATTTTATAAAGCAATGTCAGCAAATCAAGGAATTCGCCCAATGAGTCTATGTTTGGCAAATAGATCTCAGCCAGACAGCATGTCTCATATGGCGCAAGAGATTGCTCAGCGCACGGATTATACCCCATGACTTCAGGGTCGGGATATTCTGTCTCACCTGATCTACCTTCTTTTCTGGACAGATCGAGATTGATTAATCCGTACGGCTCTCCTTTTCCTTCATACCCATCCCAAAAGTAATCATGAAGTTCTTCGATATTTGAGCACACCACGCTGTTGTTAGACATGCCACGCCAAGGAGGGATGTGCCCTAGATCCCACCGTTTTGCAAGAAGGAACTCAATATCATCACCATCACCTATGGCAATTTGAGCTGATCTACGAACGTTACCGGCTACAATGATTGCACCGATTATGTTCATTATATCCAAGGCATCAATAGGTCTGATTTTCTTTCCTCTCCTTTTCTCTAGGATTGCGCTTATCTGGCCTACACCTTTCACCAGATCTTCAGGCCCGCTTGCTACACCACCGAATCCCTTGATTGGTGTTCCTTTCCCACGAATAACTTGCGTTGAATATGTGAAAGATCCTTTTTCTTGCCTTTCCGATAGGAAGGCGGCTTTAAGCGTCTTAGCTAAGAAACGCACCCACCCCTCACGAGAGTCTGGAATTATGAAATCCGCCCCACCATCGTCCACTCTGGTAGGCGCGGCGAACCACTCTCGAACGGCTGGAATCTTCTCGACATGCTCCCGTTGGATGTTATAACCGACTCCGCTGCCTAGGGCTAACATATCCATGCACCAAGTGAACGGCACGATAGGGTCATCAACAACTGTAAATGCACAATTTTGCAAGCTAGCAAGACCGATTCGATCGACTGTCTCTGTACCCATCTGCCATAGGAATCTACCGGCTACTGATCCTTTAAGCTCTAAGAGGTAACCACGAAGCGTCTCTTCCTCCTCTTCTGTGAAACCTACTTTGAGCTGCTCTCTACAGCTCTTAATTACACGGTCAATGGTCTCAGGGAATTCTTCTGTCCTGCCTTCCCCTGGAATGGGGCGTGAATAGGTTCTCTTGTATGTTAAGTAACCTACGGAACTCCAGGGTGTTTCTATTTTATCAGTCATTATTTGTCTCTTTTGAATTTATTTATAAGATCTTCTTCGGATAACGCTTCTTCGTATACTACTGTTTCCGTCTTCTCCTCGCCAAAGGCTTCTTCATCATCTTCAAGGTCAGGCGGAGCTGCTACAAGACGACCTGTCTTTACATTATAGTCAGCCCCTAGAACTGGCCCTGTTTTACCTGTTGTTCTGGATTTAAGAATTGCCATCTCAATCCTGTTTCTTACACGCTCTTGTCTAGCCGTCATATTTCTAGCGAAGGCTATTATGTCAAATGAGACCTGCTTGATACTACCTGAGCCACGTATATCATCTATAGATGGCAACCTGCCCTCCTCAAAGCTTTTCCGACCTGTTTCTGCTTTTCTCAAATGAGAGATAAGGCCGATCCAAACAGTATGACGCTTAGCCAGCCTCAGCAGGTCATTCATAATCTTATCTATAGCCTCATTACCTGTCAGCCCATCAGCGCCTTCCGATACTAAAATAGTTATGTGATCAACGAATAAATATTTACAGCCAGAGAGACACATGTACTCGAACTGGTCTAAAATGCTATCGTCCTTTATGGAGCCTTGATGATCCAGAACAACAACCCTGTCTTCGCCGAATACACTATCAAAGCCAACCTTCAACTCATCAAGAGGTATTTCTTCTTCTGCAGGGTTACGATGGATAGCCATTCCTGAGAACAATCTTGCAGTTTCACCTGGGCTTTCCTCTAAAGAAATTATACCAATTTTATCTTCAGTAGCCCTTAGAAACTCAAGACCTATTTCTCTAACAATGGTACTCTTGCCACTACCTGTCCCTGATATAAAGAGCGCAATCTCTCCCAAGCGTGCCCCTTTTATCTTTGAGTTAATCCCTGTCAGACATTCAGGATACGGAATGGCCTTGATTTCGTTGTAGTTTACCAACGCATCCCAAAGCTCTGTTTGGCCAATAATGCCAGCAGGCTTGAACATCTGCGCATCCCATATCGCTTCCATTATTCGCTTGCTGCCATCTTCACCGCTTGTGAGGACATCAGACGCGTCATTTTCTGCAATCTCTACAACTTTTACCTTATCAGCGCCAATTATCTTTATGGCCTTATCTCTTGCCGTGATACCCGCCTCATCGTTATCCATCCATAGGACTACTTCTTGAAAACTACGAATCCATTCGCGTTCTTCCATTAGCACAGAGGAACAAGAAGAGCTTGGCAGAGAGACTACAGGATAGTACTTATTATACCTGTCAAAAGAAGCTTGGGCAACAGAAAGGGCATCAACTTCTCCCTCCGTTATGATGAGACGCTTCCCTCCGGCTGAAAACTTTTCTCTTCCAAAGAGACCTCCGAATGTGCCAACGAAAGAGAAAGTCTTAGGCAACTCTCTGATTTTATAGCCACGCTTTTTGTCATTACCGTAAGGGTAATAGTGAGAATCTATCTGACCATTTGAATCGTAACCTACCTTGACACCATAGAATTCGTTCGTTGCCTTCTTGACAAGCCTGTCTTTAAAACCACGCACTCCAAACTCTTCGATCTCATCGCAAGATACTTTCGGTGTCGCCTTCACTACTTCTGTTTTAGCTTTAGCAAAATCTTCAGGGTCTAATGGCCCTCTTTTCTTTGGTACTTTAAACCCCCTAGGTGATGTCATATTTTCCTTTTCAACTTTTGAGTGGTGGAAGGACTTTCCGCAAGAATAACACTTAGCCCCTCCATCTTCATATATCTGCATCGCGTCTGAACTGGTGCACGAAATGCAGGGCTTGTTATGTTCTACAATGCGTCCCATCTAATGCCTTGGGCTATTTTCATCTATATTAAATGTCTTATTTGCTATCTTGCTGGCAGCACTGTCATTCCATATTGTTACAATTGCGTTAAGCAAGTAGGTAGCCGCAGCTAAGACCAGGTAGTCAGCTGAGTCAAGCGGAACTCCGGCTGTTAATATCAGATACGACCTGTAGCCAATTAATCCGAATAATATAATCACTAAAATACTTGATACTGTTTTCATATCTCTCCATCTATTATCTGTTGAAGTCGCCTTCTGTGTCTAGCTGTTACAGGTTCTTTAACTTTCCAAGATACCTTCCCAATCAGACCATTATACCAACGGCTGTTTTCGTTCAGAGCTTCCACCTTACAGAGAGACCATGTCTCAGCAAAGCTTAGCCCACCTTTAAAGCTATACTCTTCTATAGCATAAAATTTGAAGTTTTCTTTACCGTTTGTCTTAACTGATTCACTTAAGAGTTTAGATGACGATATATACCACCGCCAGTTTGACTCTACACCTTTGTTTAACTTACCCGCCCCTACATAACTCTTCTTTCCAAGATACAGCATATTATTTCTGAGATCTTTAATGACGTATATGAAGCCAACAGCTTTTCCGCTTCGCATATCGCCCTCGAACTCCCAATGACCGTTAGGAAGATCGTCATATTTCTTTCGGTTAACACGCTTTCCGACCTGCCCTTCTAATGATACTGAGGGTTTTCTTTCAGATATCTCTCCTGCTTCGTCTATCCAAACGCTAGTTATCTGGTTAGGTTTTACACGCTCATTTTGAAGGTCAGGAAGGAAAGCCTTCTTAGATTTAATCTTACCTTTTCCTCTTAGCGGGAACTTAGGCACACTCATATTTATCTCCCAAATATTGAGATCTGGCAGCTACAGCATCTACCGCTTTCACAGAATTCTTTTAGCTGACCATTACTGTTTAACCCATTATAAGGGTTCTCTCGTCCGCACTCAGAACACGTCGGATGCAAAGCAATGGCTGCCGCTGTGGACTTTTCCCCACCTAATCTGTAAGGATCCCCTGTGAGCGGTTTTACGCCATTAGCATTTACTTCTACTAACACATCATGCATCTGACAGCTCCTCTTGTTTTCTTCTTTCCAGCTCTTTGTATCGCTTGTCAAACTCTTCTAGCACCCACGGCGCTATGTCTTTCCAAGGCATAACCCCTTGCGCTTCTTCAGCAGATTGGCTTTCCTCCATCTGTTGTATCACACCGAAAGCATAGGCTTCAGCTGCCGCTAGAATAAATAAGTTGGCGAATCTAGGCGATGGCGAGTTAAGCATCAAGTGATTGACAAAACCGATATCCGACATATCAGCGAGTTCTTGTTCGCCTTTTCTCGCTAGGGCTGCTCTGTCTTCTGAACTCGCTTCAGATGCGCTCTCTGACGTTATGGCAAAGTTTCCATCGATATCTCTTACAGATCCGCTTGGATCACCTGGCATTTCATTACTTTCTTTATTTCCCATTATTGTGTCTCCGATATGTTTTGCCCGATTATTATCGAGTCTTTAGGGTTGTAGGCGGCAGATACCCCTGCCTCCGTGATTAGTACGCTAACTGGAAGAGAAGCCACCGTTTCGAGAGCTTCTTCGCTAGAGCTTGCATCTACTCGCAGGTGTGTTATGACAGCCACACTTACATTAAATGCTCTTTTCTTTTCGCCATTCATTCATCAAGAAGCTTAGGCCATGACGCTGTTGAGAACCTATCTTTCTCATGCTTCAGGATGTAAATGAGCTGCCCTGTAAACATAAGCTCTTTATGCCAGTTGTCGCCGAACTTCTCTCGATAAGAAGCTTGAACAACAATCTGAAACTCTTCTTCCGTGTTACAATCTGCGAGTATGCTTGTCGCACGTTTAGGGCCAACCCCAGGAAGACCTGGGATGTTATCAACGCTATCACCTTTTAACAACTGCTCGTAATAGAACCTTGATGCAAATTCAGGGGTAATCATTTCAACTTTATCCGTCTTCATGTTGAAATACTTTCCTGGAATGCACTTAAGATCTTTATCAACTGAGCAGATAGTAAAGTCATCGCCATCGTCTCTGCACTCTTCAGCCCAGATACGAAGGTAATCATCAGCCTCCATCCCTTGGGCTTCAATCGCTAGACCTTCTTCAACCATCATAAGCCTTAGAGCTGGCACAAAGTTATTACGAGTTGCGGCTGACTTGTCACGATGACCTTTATAGTTGTCATGAACTTCATCTCTGAAATTTGTTGGGCCTTTTACGGCACACTTGGCTTCATCAGAAAATGTCTTTTCAATGATAATGTTGTATCTGCGAACAAGATTTTCCCAACAAAGAGCCAGAAAGGCTTCATCTTCAGCTTCGCTATACTCAAATACAGGTCTCCCAGCTTTGAATTCAACATCACCGTTCTCGTCTAATACAGGCACACCGTTTTGACCGGGAACATCATGTCTGACATAAGGGCATGCGTGAAAGGCTATAACGTCGCCATCGATTAATGCGTAAGACTTCATTTAGGCATCACCAATACGTTACCTGTGGAAATTGTGTTATGAGGTTTATGGGGGTTACCTTTGTTATAAGTCACACGTCCAGGCCCTTTCTTTGTATAGTGACGATTCTTCTTCATCCCAGACTCACGGCTGTTTCTGGCTGTTCCTAGTATGTCGTTATTAAATGATAGCATATTATTTTCCTCTAAATTTTACGCAAGTTCCCTCGCTAGGTTTTAATTCAAACATAACACAATGCATGTTTGTAGTTTCATCTTTCTTGTTACAGTTATCACAGACTCTATAGCTTGAACGGAATGTAGGAGGTATTGTACCTCTTATCGGTGCTCCTGTTATGTCATTCACTGCTGTCTGTAATCTTTCTTCAGATGATGTCTTTTCTTTCAAAAGTTTCTCCTTTATCCAATCTTTCTTGTATCTCTTCTCGATGTACTGAGACGTCGTCAGGCGCCTCCACGCCTATGCTTACCCGATTACCAACCCGACTGAGCACTGTAACTTTAACATCTCCACCTACTATAATCGATTCGCCTAATTTTCTAGTTAATATTAACATCTTGAATCTCCTTTTCCTTTTAAATAAATATGTTCAACCCTAGTGTGTTTCAAACCAGTTATCACCGATGCTCCCATCACCATCCATTATGGTGACACCAAAGAGCTTCGGACCCTCTTTGAAAGCCATGGAACCTATCTCAAGAACTCTCTCAGCATGTTCGTCAGGAACCATCACCTGAAATTCATCATGCATCATGATAAGAGGTTGATAGGGTATACCTTCTTTTTCCAAGATACGCATAGTCAAGAACACGGCTGCAGAACATGTCGCCTTCTCTGTAGCTTGTAAGAGGTAAACTAATAACTTATGAAATGAATCACAAAAGATTTTGTTACCAGCTATCCCGATGATATAACCTGGACCTATCTTCTTTGTATTGCCGAATGTCCCTTCAAGCTCATCCATTAAGTCTCTAAACCCTGGTATAGCTTTAAGGAAATCACGCTTTACAATCTTTCCGTTTACTTCATCTTGTGCGGCCATTATGTAGCTGAATAACTTAGCCCCACTCGCGCCAAACAAAGTAGCATACAGACAACGCTTTGCAGCACTACGCGGTACAACTATATCAAAACCAATGGCTTGCATTACATTTGTAAGAATATCAGCATTGTGTTGATGTATGTCACCATTCAGTAGCAAATCAATGTAAGACTGAGATTTAAGATAGTGTGCAAGCCCTCTGGCTTGGTTGCCTGAGCTATCACACCCTACTATCTTCCACCCTTTCTTACAAGTGAATAGCTGTCGCATTTCTTTTCCCCACGCGCTATCTACAGATGGTACGTTTACAATAATAGAGTGCCGCATCCTCATACTTGGCGTTCCTACAACCATACAGCTACCATGCAGTCTATCATTTTCATCAACTTCTTCAAGCCAAGTATTCAAGATACCGTGTCTAGAAGAGGTTGTTAAATAGTCTAAGTATAGCTTACCATCCCCTCCTAGAAATTCTAAGCTGTCTTCCGTGATCTTAGGGGATGTCTTATAACGTTCCCATCTCCCGTTGCTGTTTTGCTTAGACTTGTAATTCCACTCTGTTGGCTCCCATCCATTCCTGAACAAGAAGACTTTAACATCAGAGACGCTGCTTAGCTTCAATGGTTCGATCTTAACACGGCAGTAATCACCTTCAACTATTCTGTCTTCATCTTGACCTGTGCTGGCGTCAATATCGAACCACTTAGCTAAATGGTGGTCATACTTACCGCTCTTTAACCACTTAGGTGACTTCACGATACTATCTCCTAAAGGTCTCTTAAGATCTTGTATCAAAGTTGCGATCATAGACTTATGCTGTCTTAGCTCTAGTCCAAGAGAAACTTTGGCGTATTCCAGCTCTTCTCCATCCATATATTCTGGCAGCATATCTAACTCGGCTTCAAGATTGGATAACTCTCTCTTGGCCTTCTCTGCCTTCTCAGCAACATTCGCCAAGTAGCTGGGGGTAATGTTATCGACCTTTACAGCCTTCAGACCGAGCTTATGCTCAATCTTCTCTGTGGTATTCTCCAACTCTAGGGTCATTTCTTCGAATAGAGCTATTCCTTTTTTACGATCAAAAGGCCATCCTTTCAGCTCAGCTTGCGCTGACCACTCTCCAACAGCTTGCTCGCACTTCAGATACGTTCCCAACAATGGCGCATTGACGCTTGCTATCTTCAGCTCTTTCATTAAGACTCTATATATCTTAATATTTAATTCAACGTCTCGATGGCAGTATACACGCATCTCTTCTGAATACTTTGTCCAGTCGTCATGGTCACCTTTAGGATAGCCTAACGCTTCACCCCATCTTCCCAAGCTGTGACCGTCATGGCCAAACCTCCGATAGTTTAAGACCTGAGACATTATGAGAGTATCCCTTATCTTTGTTCCTTTACTTACCTTCCAACCGAATAATTTTTCAAGGCAAGGTATGTCGAAGCCTATTATGTTATGACCAACCAGCACATCAGCACTGGACATCCTTTCTTTCCACCCGTCATCATCCCCTATGTACTCAAAGGATTCACCTGTTTCGAGATCTGTCATAACTAAAAGCCACATCCGTGTGGCCTCCAGTAATAGACCATCTGTTTCTATATCAAACAGATAATCAGCCATATTATTCTCCTAACCAATATTGTGTATTTCAGCTACATTGTAAATTAAACCAGGGAACTCTCTCTCAGCTGCTTCTCTTACCTCTTCTGCTTCTTCAAATGAATCAAACACTCGGGTTTCAATCTTAGGTAAGAGTTTAGAGTCTAAGAGTTTAGAGTCAGAGAGTGCAATCCAATCCGGCTTATCGCTATGAGGACCCTCAGGGTCAAATAATATAACTATGAAGCTCATTCGCCTAATATCCCGTGTATATCTTTAACACGAATAGGCTTCTTTCCGTTCTTGACATAGGCAAGCATAAACTTGTAGTACCATAGACCTTTGGTCAGCTCTTGCAGCTCCGCGTCTTTTCTCCCGTTCCTATCGAGGTATTTGCGAACTTGAAGCTCCACCGCTGCGACAAAGTGGTCAGGCCCTTTCCTTTCGCCTATTACATACTGCATGGCTTCAATCCATTGCATCTCTTTCACATAGGACTTATAGTGAGAGGGGTTGATATGGTCTTTCGGATCAGCCGGTTCAAGCGTCTCAGGTTTCCAAGCGTAATCTCGTTCCAACTTCTCTTGCCAAGCCGCAATATCATCCTCACACTCTAGCAAGTCAATAGCGTCAAGACCTTCGGCATTGCGGTTGTCGAAGACATAGATAACTCCGCCATCATTCTTCACCTCTTGCACCGCTTCTTCCCAGCGTGTGGTGACATGTTTTTTAGTAACCTTTCTGCCAGGCTCGTTGATTGTTGGCATAGGCACTGATCTGTTTATTTCATAATTATATCGCATGTTATATCCTTTATTAGTCATTGTCGCACATGTGCTTGACAGATTTAATGTTTACCCTTATCTCGGACGCTTCTTCATCCTAGGCTTGTCAGTAGTCATTGTCATTGTCGTGCTGTGCTTGGCGGTTGAATGGCGCTATTTTGTCTCTGAAGATTTCTTGCTTTACATTCTCGAAAGCACCCATCACTTCATTAACCTTGGTGTGTGTTACATTTGGGCCTAAATATCTTTTGGCAACAATATGGAGAACATGGCTAAGCTCCAGAGCGTCTTTCGGATTAAGCTCTGATAACTTCGTCTTTTCCATTTGCCTTTTCTTTTCAGCTGTTAGAAATGGCATATGATCCCCTTAATAATCTTCGTCTTCAATATCATCTAAAACTTTCGGCTTAGGGGGCTTTGGTGTCTTTGGTGTCTTTGGAGGCTTTGCGGTCGCTTTCGGCGCAGCTTTCGGACTTTCATCTTCGTCAAACTCATCATCATCTTCTCTGCCGATATCGTCTTCCAGCTCATCTGGTTCTGCAACGATAACTTCAGTTTCTTCATCAAGCATCTCAAAACCTTCTTCTTCTTCAAACTCATAGACAATATGCTTAGTGAGTTGGATTTTCATAGGTGTTGAGCGAATTGCAGTTTTACCTTCTGCGTTTTCATATTCTGACTGAAAGATACGGATATTACCGACGCTGCCATTGCCGATAGTGTTAGGATCAATAGGGTTCAGATTCCCATCACAAACTTCGATAGGGTTACCTGGGGTTCCGTCTTGCTTCTTAGACTTCTTCTTCAGGTTAACTCTGTAGAAATCACCGTTTTCGTCATCTTCTACAAGCTTCACATTTAGACCCATTTCTCGCCAAGAGTTTCTTTGGGCTTTACTTTTTGTTCTAATCTGAAGTTCCCATGTAGGGTTTTCTTTGTTAAAACGTGAGCTTGGTTTTACTAACTTCGGGAAAAATATTGTTGCTTTTCTAATAATCATTTAAAATCCTATTTGTTAAGGGTAAAGAACCCTTCGCAGGGTTAATCTAACGGTTTGGTTTTTGTAAATCGTCACTGTTTTCTATTATAAGTTTTGTTTAGCCTCCTTCTAGTTTCTGTCTCAAAACTCCGCGCCGCATACTCTCTGTAACATGACGCGTAGCCATATAGTATTGAACGCCATATGAGTCTCCCTGGATTTCAAGCATGCTCACAAGGCCGTTCTTGATTATAACACGTTCCCAGACGATCTTATCAAAACGATCAGCTAGACGTTGTGCTTCCGCAGAAGACTCTATCCAATAGAAGCAGCCATAGTCTTCAGGTTCGTATTCAACGCCTGCATCATTAGAGAGGGAATCTTCAATAGCCTTGATGTCAGTTTGTATTTGCAATCTAAAGTCTTCAGGTAGCCCTGGAAGAGGATACGAGAGATCTTCACTTCTTTCAAACTTTCTCATTTGATAGTCTCCAGATTAGGGTTACAGGATGCAACTTTTCTAGCCAGACGTTCCATCTTTTCTCTGACGACATTGTGGACTTTATCCTCACCGAGGATGATACTCATCTGTTCACAAACTATTAGAACATCCGCGCACTCTTCGATCAAAGCATCATTATTCTCATGACGTCCTCTCTTGGCGTGTTGTATTGCAAGAATCAGTTCAGAGCACTCTTCTATAACCATCTCCAACTGGAAGTTTTCACCCCATCCCTGTATTGCCTTCTTCAGCGTAAGTCTTTCTTCTTCATTTAACATTTGTTTCTCCTGTCCTTTGATTTCCAATAGTCATATCTGAGGCTAGAATAAGGGTCAAAAGCTGGCACCTCCTCCCCTCGAATAGCCGCTTGCATCCTAAGGTAGTTTGCGTTCAGATCACGATCGCCAACCATGAAGTAAGAAAATGAACCAGCAATGCCACCGTCCTCTGTATAAAGCTTTATCAGACCGAACTTAGACACAAGACCTTTCCTGCAATACACATTCACGCGGCGTTCTTTGAACTTGATAGATTCGAGTTGAGATATTATGCTGTCCTCCACGAACTTTCGAGTTTCTACACCCTTTTTAGGATTCTTATCGATCAGCTTGTGTATAAAGTTAACGGCCCTCTTTTCCTTCTCGTAGTCTTTGCTAACAGGTCGTTGGAGGTATCTAAATGTCTTTAATAAAATATTCATACTGTTTCCTTTAAGTTATGATGTTTCGGTTGGTCTATCTATCTTTTCAAATATACCAAAAGTGGTGTAAGGGTGTCCTTTCTTAAGCTTATCATAGTGCTCCCATGCGTCTTCTCTTGTGTTAAAGTAAGCCACCACATGGTGGTCTCGTAGTACTACAAACTGTCTTGAAAAATTCATACCTTCTCCGTTGTTATGCGAATGCGTATTCGCTGTCCATTATTGCTTCAATATCTAAATTACCCATTTCTAGCGTTGTTATGTCACCTCCTATTTCTTCCATCAGGGATTCCAATGGATTCTCTTTATATAAATCTACAAAAGATTGCCTTACAATTACAAATAAGTCTGACATATCACCGAGAAGACATCCGAAAGAGTCATGGATAGTCGTCACATGAAACGGCGCAGCGCATACCGTCATTGTTAGATGCGTGGCATCAAGTGAGTGGATGGCATTAGGCGATGCTCCAGAGGACTGTTTCCTCTTGCTAGGTTTCACAAGTTCGATAAAACATATATGTAATTGTCTATCATTCGAATAGTAGCCCGTTGATAGCTTTTCACCTACCTGTGGCCCGTACTGTATGTGAACCTTTTTGGTTGTGCCTTCTGTGTAATGCTGCACCACAGGGAAATTCGTCACAGGTGTATGCCAGCTTAAGAACCTATCTTCTTGTTCTGCCAGCTTGCCTGCTTGTTCAAAAACGCTTAACAACTGCATAGGCTTCTTGAGAGAGACTCTACAATCCTCGAAAACCATTCTTCCCATATAGCTTCCCCATTTGTGCTCCATAGTCATCAGGCTCTCAATGCCATGCTTCCTAGCATCGTCTATCTGTTGTTGCGTTGTATTCAAGCGTGTTCGTTAAGCACGCCCCGATCGTGGTCTTTATTGTTTTCTGGTCTTGCAAGCTTCAGCATAAGCAGCTTGAGCTTCTTCTTTTGTATCGAATCTGCCTAATGTAACAGACTTGTTATTTATAGATATTTGAGCGCGCCACTTTCCACGATTGGAATCATAGTGGTATCCTTTTGCTCTTTCCGTAAAATCTGAGTTTATGGCATTAGCTGATTTATTTGACAAGCGAAGGTTTTCTATCCTATTATTTGTCCTATCTCGATCTATGCGATCTATGATCTCATTGTCATCTAAGAATCTGTTATGCATAATCCAAATAAGTCGGTGTACCTTCCAGTGCCTGCCGTTTGAGTACACACGTCTGTAACCTCTCCCATCAACATCACCAGCGAGTTGCCCTACTTTAACCCTATTGGATCTAGCTACTCTCCAATAAAGTTCCCCATCCCTATATTCGTATAATCTTAGTATTTCTTCTTTGTTCACATTCTTCTCCTAACGTTGGAGACCACGATCTGCTGCATGTTACCATGCAGACTAGACTATATCTTCACCTTTCGGTGCACCCCGTTTCCACTCACTTGAGTGTACTTCCTTTCGGAATAGTCGTTGAACCTTCAAAGCCCTAAGGCTAAGCTTGGCTGCTGATTGTCCCAGAGGGATGTCCCAGCAATTAAAGGTGTTTTAATTGAGCCGAATTAACCCAAACCATACGCTGTTCCGCCATACGGGAGCGTCATAACATTCATTTATGTTAAATATATATTCGTTAAATATATATCAATCTAATTTAGCAAACTCGCCATAATGCTCAATCGCTTTAGCACAATAAGCCTCATAAGCTTCCTTAAATTACTACATGTCCCCATGTAGATCGGACTATATCATGATCATTTCTGACCCAATGCGCTTCCACTCACTTGAGTGTACTCCTTCTCAGGATAGTCTCTACACCTTCAAAGCCTTAGCTAAGCTTGGCTCGGGATTGTCTGTTCTAGATGTTCCCCGAATTCACATTGTTTTAAAAGCGCCATGTTATTAACGCTTCACGACCTTTCTTCGGTGCTTTGCATCTTTCACATTGCTCCAGAATACGCAGGCGGCTTTACCGATAGTCTCTGCCTCAGCTCTCTTAAACTTAATCAAGTCTTCAATAAGCTCTTTCCTTCTTTCTGACTTGAGAGGCGCTAAGTTTATCTGAGTCTTCTCATCAGCAAGGGTATCGATGACGCTTTCACATGCTTTAAACTCCCTACGAGTCAGCTCATCTTTCTCCTTGTCGATAGTCTCCCATACATGATCCGCCACATATTTGTATAGATCTCCAGGAAGGTCTGAAGGAACTAGATTGACATGCGGTGCTGTTACATCATCTCTGGTCAATGCTGACAAATGCTGAGACCCATTATTGGAACCATCGATATAACACTCAAGGTGGCTTTCATAGCTATAATCTTCATAATCAGGATCAGATATGGTAACCTCTCCGTCATATCCTAACACCTTATGTCCCGTATGCGCTTCCTGCCATCTTATCAGGTTCAACCATTCGTTGCAAGCCGCTAAGAATTGCCAAGGTTTGTCAGCTTTCATCCACCCTTGATTGACCTTTGGATTCTCAACATATGATAACAGAATCTCTTCATTATCTAGCGCCCAATACACACGGTCGTTCAAAGGTATCTTATCAGTTTTGAGACCATCTTCACGACCAGCGTCACCTGCCCAATTGGATGCGATACTTATCAGTAACCAGTAATAGCCCTGTTCGCCTATTGGAGCTTTATCTTCTCTGAGCAGCAAGCCTTTACTCAGATCGGTCCCTTGTTCATGAAAGTATGCCGTAGCTGGGTACTTACGTCCTCTAAAGTCAAGATAATATAGATGATAAAAGGTCTTTCCAAGGAACCTCTTCGCTATGTCGCCAACAGCTTTTGCTTCACGCGTCTTGCTGGCCTTTGCTTGAGGATTTTGAATCTCCCATATATCTGAGAAAGCGTCTGTTTTGTTTCGTAACGCCCACGTGTATATCTCATATATCTCTTCATTAACACGCCAGCCAACTTGTTGAGACCTGTTCACTGACTCATACACCAGCGGGCAGTTTTCAATAGACAGTTCTTGCAGTACACCCTTATCTTGTGTCTTCACAAGCCTTGCGCCTGTACTATGTTTAGTTGACAACCATGGTACGTGTGGCGTTAATGATGGGAGCTTCTCTGTTTTATCAGCCTCCAGCTTGCTCCATAATAAAGACAAGCCTTCTTCATCATCCACTTCTATGAGATATGTGCTGTGACCATTTCCAGCTCGTCCCTTCAATGTGTGGAGATACCCAAGTACCTCAAACGTGTACAAGATAAATGCGCCAGCTTTTGCAGCCAATGCGCTATTCTTCTTGAGACCTGCTTTGTCACGTACACCGTGGCCTATTGCTGATATGATTTCAGCCATCAGCACTGACTTCTTTCGGCTACCTCTACCTACTCTTGTGTAAAGGTATATGTAACCAATTGCCTGGTCTGTGATCACGCTTGCGTCTAGATCTTTTAAGAACTTCACAGGATTCCTTGGCGATACTTCTGTTTCCAATCTTTCTATTATTGAGTTGACTAATTTTTGTTTCATCATTTACTCTGTCCTTTATTTAGATAAGTATTGTATTGCTCCAATTACTGAAGACACCCCAAACATAAGTGCAGCCGGTAAGATAGAAGCCGCTGTATTCAAAACTGTAGCAAAGAAAAACAACAATTTTGACAGTAACGGGAGTAACAATATGAAATGTATTATTGGCATTTTATGCTCTTATTATTATTGAAAAAAAAAAATTAAAATCCCCCACAACCCGATTAGGGTTATGAGGGGGGTGACACTAGCTGTGAATCTTCTTAACTAAATTGTATATGTCCTCTTCCTTCACGAAGAAGGGAACACACCTTTCATCAGACACATCAAACAACATTCGTAACACCGAGCCAAAAAGTGACACTTGTGTTGACTCTTCTGTAAAGCTAATGTCTCTCTTGTTCAATCGCCTGAATGTTCTTTTGTAGTCTTTGTTTAGGAACAAGGTGTCAAGGGTTACTTCCGCCTGTGAAGCAGGTAGAAAATAACCCTCAACGACTACTGTACCTTCGCCTACGATTCCTCGCTTCCAAGCGATCTAACATAATCAGAAGTCTTTGCCTTATGATTTTCACGCCATTGTAGTATTGCTTTCGTAACTGATACACCTGCATACATGAACACAGCTGCAGCAAGGAAGCTGAAGGCTAATGTAACTAACGCAAGGCCGCCTTTGCTTACAAATGTAAACACCCAGAAGGTTGTAGCTGATCCAATTACGAAGAGTATTAACGACACGAACACGATTGCAGACCATGCAATGAAGCTAAATGCTATTTCTTTCATACCCTCTAATGTCTTAATTACTTCTTTCATAGTTATTTCTTTCATGATATTTCCTCTATTTAATTATGGCATACTTGCCGTTTGTGAGTTAGACCTTATTGTCTTCTTCATATAAGATACCCCTTTTCCCGCGTTTATTTTGGAGAAAAGGGATAGGTTTATATGCCCTCGTTAGAAGGATAGAGGTTCTTCAAGCATTGTTTCGGGAAGATAGACGTCATGCTCTTCTTTGACCATCGGCTCAGGCTCACCTCGTTTCCAATCAAACGAACTAAAGTCAAGACGAAATGAATCAAAGCCTGTCCAGTCAGCGTTATCTTCAGAAACTGTATACTCTTCCTGAATCTCTTCAAACACCTCTTCCATATATGTCTCAGCTGAAACTACGTGTCCTTTATGATGCATACATTACTCCCGCAATAACTGAAACAAATATAACATAAGTCGTTATAGCTAACCAGTCGAGATCTCTCCCGAAGCCTTTTGTGAAGATTGTCCCTCCTCTGACGTTGTCAGGGTTTGCTTCCATTTGACGCCTACGTTCAGCCTGGCGCTCTACAAGGCTTGGGATGTTAGCTTTTATAGCTTCCGCTTTCTCCTTTGTTATAAAGCCGTGTTTACAATCTGTATCAATGCGTGATAATATTCTTTTTACTATAAGTTCTTCATTTTCCATTTCAGTTTCCATTTTTAGTTCCCATTTAGTTATTTAAATTACTTTCACTTGTTTCTTTTTCAATGTCTTAGCCATACCTGTCATGTAAGGCATTATCCATATCTGTTTCCTGATAGACTCCCCTTTTTCGTTTTTAAACGGTTGCATTTTAAAGTGACCTCTTTTCCAATGAGGACGTTGTGTCACACCTGTTCCTTTTGAAGAACTGTATGATGTTTTCGGTGCTGCTATATCTATAACGTTATACTTAGCGGTTTGCTTGTATGATATTACCTTTCCTTTTCTCCTCTTTATCTTAGATTCGATTACCTCACGTGTTGGTACTTTTGAAGAAGATAGCGCAGCAAGAAGACTAAAGAAGGTCTGTTGAGCCAATAGAAAGAAACCATAGCCGACTTCTGCAAAATCTGCTAACGCTTCATTGCCACAATCCATCTTAAGTTCTTCCATAAGCATTATATGCTTCATCACTTCGGGCGTCTCTTCCTTCAAGGGGAGCTTTCCTTTATTCCTCTTGTACACCCTCATGTGACTCTCGT